ATTCGGGATTTATTTTTATTAACGTTTCTCCACTAGCGTCACTAGCGTCACTAGCGTCACTAGTCTTCATATCCACTTCAATAAATACGTGATTGATAATCTCCAATAATTTTTTATGAGCTTCGTTGACAGAATGAAGCATATCTCTCAAATTATATGCATATTCAGAAAGCAACCTTTCCTCGCCATAATCTTCTTTTCTCAAAGAAGGTGGAATTTTACAATAATCCCGCAATTTAATATCACTAAATTTTTTCACGGAATCCGGTAAATCTCCGCGATTTCCTGTAAATTCCTGATAAAACAATGTTAAGTCTTTATTGAATTGTGCGGCGGTTTCTTTTCTCATTCCTCTAAATTTACCATTTTTATAATTATAATCCGCATCATAATAAAGGTCCATCAGTTCAGGAATTCCGTGTTCTTTTTCCAATGATTTACCCGATAAATGAACCGAGCATACGTCGGATTTATCGCCGGAATGTATTTGTTGCCCCTTTTCTTTCAAAATAGCCGAGCGGGTTCCACATAAATTCAGTTTATCAACGGTTATTTTAGCGTTATCGGGAATGGTGTCTTTTTCGGATAATGGAACACTAATTTCGTTACCAAACGAATCGGTATATGTATATGTCGGATTAATAGTATACACAATAGCGGAGAACAAATGTGCGATTTTTACATAATATTTGGCTATTTTGTTACACATTCGCTGCTTATTTTTAAAGTCAGGTGCGACGTCTTTTTTCATAAAAATAAGAGGGTCGCCCCCACCTTCTAATCTTTCCGAGAGTTGTTTGATATCTATTATTCCGACATGCTTATCAATAATAGACGAAGTTAGAATTGTCAAATTGTCGCAGTATTCTTGGTCGTGTAACTTTTGCATACTTTTGAAATCCATGGATAATATATAATGTGTTGCAATAAAATCTACGGTTTCATATAGAGGTGAATTTTTAGCGAGTTTCTTAATTTGTGGTGAATGTGAGGATGATGAAGAAGAAAATATATTTCCCATATACTTTGATAATATTTAAAAATTTTTGAAATGAATGTAAATGAATTTAAAATTGAATTAAATATTATCCGCTAATAAAAACAGTATTACAACAGATGAGCAATGAAAAGAGCAAAAAGAAAGATTATAAATCAAATAAACCCAATAAGGCGGAATTATGGAATATTTTTGATGTTGAGGTTTCAAATAAAGGCCCGCCTTTAGAATGTATTTATCGCGCGTGTGGAGATAGGGAAACCTGTGAGTTATGCGAGTCTATTTTAGCCTTCTCCGATGAAGGATTTCTAACATGCACAAATAGTAAATGCAGTGTTATTTATAAAGACTTGGTTGACCATAGTGCGGAATGGCGATTTTATGGAGCAGACGATAATCAAAATAGTGACCCGACAAGATGCGGAATGCCGATAAACCCTCTTTTAAAAGAATCCTCATTTGGATGTAAAGTCATGTGTATTGGTTCAACCTCCTACGAAATGCGAAAAATAAGACGTTATACCGAATGGCAATCCATGCCATATAAAGAAAAATCACAATATGATGAATTTCAACGAATCACCATGATGTCGCAAAATGCAGGCGTTCCTAAATTAATCATTGACGATGCCATTAGATATCATAAAAAGATTTCAGAACACGAATTAACATTTCGTGGCGACAATAGAGACGGTATCTTGGCTGCTTCTATCTATATTTCGTGTCGGATTAATAATTACCCAAGAACTGCAAAGGAGATTGCGACAATCTTTAATTTGGATGTAACAAGCGCCACAAAAGGTTGTAAAAATGCACAATTGATTATAAACAATTTAGAGAAAGATGTAGAAAACAACGAAAAGACCAATTTCGGAAGGACGAAACCGGAGGCATTTATAGAAAGGTATTGTAGTAAACTGAACATTAATAACGAATTGACGAAATTATGTCAATTTATCGCCATGAAGATTGAGAAGAACAAGTTCATGTCGGAAAACACTCCGCACTCAATCGCAGCAGGAATTGTTTATTTCATAGCGCAAACATGTAACTTGAATGTATCTAAAAAGGATGTGAGACTTACCAGTGAAATAAGCGAGGTTACGATAAATAAGTGTTTCAAGAAGATTGAGAAAATGAAAGAAGAATTATTGCCGGAAGTAATATTAAAAAAATATTCCTGCATTTAGAGGTAAAAATTCACGAGAATAATATCGGATTAGAATAATGGCACCAAAAAGAATATTTATCGTTCCGTATAAAAATCGCAAACAACAAAAATTTTTTTTCTGTCGGCAAATGGATTTTAATTTAGAAGGAGAAACTGATTATGAAATATATTTCTCCCATCAAATGGATTCTAGAGCATTCAATCGCGGTGCGATGAAAAATATTGGATTTTTAGCAATGAAGAAGAAATATCCAGACGATTATTTGGATATTACTTTTATTTTCAATGACGTGGATACCATCCCTTTTCATAAAATTTTTGATTATCAGACGACACATGGTGTTGTGCAACATTATTATGGATATGAATGTGCGTTAGGAGGAATCGTTGTTTTTAAAGGCGCCGATTTTGAGCGCGTAAATGGATATCCAAATTTATGGGGATGGGGACTTGAAGATAATATTATTCAGTCTCGGTGCAAAAATCACGGAATAAAAATAGATCGCACAAATTTTTATCCTTTAGGAAGTCCTGAAATATTACAGCTATTTGAAGGAATTATTCGTCTTGTAAATAAAAACGATACAAAACGGATGGCAAATGATGATGGTAGCAATGGATTGACCGGAATAAATAAATTAATATTTCGGATTAATAAAGAATCTACTGAGCCAGAAGACAATAAATATTTTGTAAATAACGAGAAAATATTTTATATAAACGTTTCCACATTTATCACTCCGATAAATTACAATACAGAATTATTTCATACATATGACTTGCGGGAGCCCCAAAAACAAGTATATAACCCGGATAATTCTAAAACTTTTATAAGAGGGGCGGAAATGTCTCAAGATTTAACAAAAGATAGTCTGGCGAATATACCCGAAAATGTGGCGAAATATACGCCGACAGTAGCAAAAAAGTTTATGAATTTTGGAAATTATAAATTTGTTAGGATGGGGTTAGGAGGGATAAAATAAAATAGCACGATAACATAAATACGCGCATAAATAGATGTATTTTTGTGAGTATACACAAAAAGAGAAAGAAGATATAGCGAAATCCTTGAAACTACATAAAAACACAGAGGAGGACTTTTTAAAATTTAAACAAGCAGTTGACACAGATATTGATAAAATAAAGCCACTTTCCCCCATTGGATTGAATTTTATTGAGAGTTTTGTTCATGTTGAAATTCTTAATACAAAATCAAAACAAGGAATCTCTTTTTTTGATTTTTGGTATAATAAAGAGTTTTATATGAATCGCGACCAATCAACAAAAAACTTGGTTCAATCTATACAAAAAAACAAACCGTATTTAGACGAAATAAGAGTCGCAAAGCAGGTATTTAATTTGTATTGTGGTAGCATAAGTATTTTCAGACCAACAAACGCTGCGCGGCTTTATAAAAAATATTCTCCTACCTGTGTTTTAGATTTTACAATGGGGTGGGGTGGGAGACTACTCGGTGCTGTCGCATTAGACATTCAAAAATATGTCGGGATTGATTCTAATACGAATTTAGCGAAACCGTATTCAAAAATGATTGAGAATTTTAAAAATATAAAAACGGACATAGATTTGCGCTTTCAAAATTCCCTAGAAATAGATTATTCTTCCCTTGATTACGATATGGTTTTCACTTCTCCACCGTTTTATAATAAAGAAATATATAGACAGACGACATCTTCTGCCGAGATACCATACAAATCAAAAGAAGAATGGGATGAAAAATTTTATATTCCTATTTTTTCTACTACCTGGGAACATCTGAAACCAGGTGGTCATTATTGTCTCAACGTTCCTGAATATTTATATGAAAAGATATGCATTCCGATATTTGGCGAGGCAATGGAACAAATTGAACTTAAAAAGTATTCTAGATGCTTGCCTAAAAAGGATTCGCAAAAACAAACGAATGTAGGACAAAAATACAAGGAATATATCTACGTATGGATAAAATCGTAGTCGTTCCTAAAAGTCTGCACACATTTCAAAAATGTCATCATTCATAGTCTTCGTCGCAAGAGCATAAGAATCAACCCGTTTTTCAAAAAAGTTTGATTTAGATTCAAGTGAAATCATCTCCATAAAAGAAAACGGATTCAGAGAATTATATATTTTTCTGCATCCAAGTTGTAAACAAAGTCTATCCGCAACGAACCTAATATATTGCGACATTAATTCCGAATTCATACCAATTAATCTACATGGCAATGCCTCACAAATAAATTCTGTTTCAATCTCTACGGATTCTTTGATAATGGAATGTATTTTTGCCTCTGATTCTTTATTCACTAGCTTGCTGTATAATAAAATAGCAAATTCCGTATGAAGAGCCTCGTCGCGGGAAATAAGCTCGTTGGAAAATGTAAGTCCGGGCATAAGACCGCGCTTTTTCAGCCAATAAATACTGCAAAAGGCACCGGAAAAAAATATCCCCTCAATACACGCAAATGCTATCAATCGCGTGGCGAAGCTAGACGTATCGTCATTAATCCATTTTTTTGCCCAATCTCCCTTTTTTTTAATACAGGGAAACTTTTCCATCGCATTGAAAAAGAGATGTTTTTGCTGTTCATCTTTAATATATGTTTCAATAAGAAGTGAATAACTTTCGGAGTGTATATTTTCCATCGCTATTTGAAACCCGTAAAAAGCCCTTGCCTCTGATATCTGAACCTCACCCATGAAGCGCGTTGCCAGATTCTCCAAGACGAGTCCATCACTGGCTGCGAAAAATGCCAAAATCATAGAAATGAAGTATTGTTCATCAGCGTTTAGCGTGGTCCAGTCTGTTAAATCTTTTGATAAATCAATTTCTTCTGGTCGCCAAAAACAATCTACTTGTTTCTTATACATTTTCCATATATCTTCATCCACAATTGGGAACATTACGTAGCGACTATCGTTTGGCGTAAGTAAGGGTTCTAATTGCGTGGGTTCCATCCTAAATAATATATTGTGAAGATTTTATATTCTTTCAAATTAACCATTAAATTAAGTTTTTGACGCGCACTTTTTATCTAGTTATTTATTATGACGACAGCCAATGAATATGATGTGGAGTATGTTTATGAATTATCTTTGGCGGATAGAGATTTTTATTTAGAACAAATAGAGTCGCAAATCAAAGCAAAAAAAGAATTCTTGTTATCTAAAAAAAAAATACTCAATGAAACATTAGAGGAAAATAAGTTCTTGGAAAATGTGAAAAAAGACTATAATAAATATTTTCAATATGTTGTTGAAGATAAAAAAAAACAGCAAGAGGCGATGAAAACCTTGAGCAATTATTTGGACAATTTGATTGTAAGCGGAAAATTGACCGAGAAGGATATAAAACAATCAAAAAAAGACCAACAAGCAATTTTGAAAGAAATAGACAAAATTAAAGCGAGTTTAGATGAAATTCTCGCAAATTCATAATAGAATTATGTTGACTTATAGTATACATGAATCCACCAATAACCATTCAACAATTAAGAGAAAAATTTCAATTAGTGCGAGCCGCGGTTGGTCGTTCAAATAATAATCGGGACCAATTTAAACAACAGATTGGTGCTAGAATTGCTGCAACATCCGAATTAGTTAATCAAATTCGTGTTCTTATTACGGGATTAAGGGAAGATTTGGCTGCGCGTGTAAACGAGAAAACCGAATTACAGAGACGATTAGATGCTGCAAACAACGCTGCGGATGAAAATCAACAACAATTAGACCAAGCAAGCCGGGAGAGACAAGGTGCACAACAACAACTGGCTCAAGCGAATCGTGATAAAGATGATGCACGAAATCAACTGAATCAGGCTCAACAAACATATCAGCAGGCTCAACAAGATCTAGCCCAGGCTCAACAAGCGAAGCAAAATGTGGAACAACAGTTGGCACAAGTTCAGCAACAAGCTCAACAAGACAAACAATCTACGCAAGCTCAAATACAATCTGCAAAGCAACAATTAGAGCAACGAGCTGAACAAGCGGAACAAGGTCAACAAGCGGCTCAACAACAGGCTCAGCGGGCTGAAGATGAATTACGACAAGCCCGAGAAGAACAACAAGACACGTTAATCCGAGTTCAAGCTGCACAGCAACAATTAATAGCCGCAAATCAAGAAAGAGATAGACTTACTCAAGAAAAAGCTCAAATTCAGGAGGTTGTCAACGGCTTAAATAATGATTTTGATGCTTTGTTGGGAGAACTTCAAGATAATGAAAACGAGTATCAAGATGCTTTAGATGGTGCTGCACAACTTCAGGGTAGTTTACAAAATCTTTTGGCGCAACAGGGTGCTCCGGCAGGAAACGAAGGTGGTGAGGCGGGTGGTCAAGGAAGCTCGGGTGGTCAAGGAAGCTCGGGTGGTCAAGGAAGCTCGGGTGGTCGGAGAAGCACCTTTGTTCAAATGCCTCCAAAAAGGTTTCCCGGGAGGAGAGGTGGTAATAAGAAAACGAAAAGGGGCGGATTTAATGCAAATTATCGCAGGAACAAATCAACAAAGGGCGGGTTTATTGCAAATTATTCAAAGACAAAAAAAAATAGTAAGAAAAGTACTGGAAAACGCAGTAGTGGAAAACGCACCAGCGGAAAACGCAGTAGCAAAGAAACCACCACGCATGAAACGACAAACTAAACTATCGTCATCATTCCGTTGATTCCAGGTAAAATAGAACAATCGCGGGGCCACTTTCCGGTTAATTGTCGCACATAAAGCGATTGCGGTAAAATTCTCTTTTCCAGAATTCTTTTCCTCTCAGCAAATGTCTTTTTCCACATTCGCTGGACAATTCTTAACCAAAATGTTTTTATTATGCAAATACTTTCATTCCCCGGTAAAATTTCAATCTTGGCAATTTCTGGTTTAATATAATTTGATTTAGAAATAATCATATTATAATTGCGGATTATTGGATGGGGATTCATTGTGTTATGCGACGTATATAAATGATATTTTGCTTTATATAAATCTAATATATCTGTAAAAATTGAATATTCATCATCATCACCATCATCGCCATCGCCATGTTCGCCATCCCCATCATATGATTCACCATGATCGCTCCACAATTCGTTGTCATATTTTACGCTATGGATAGTCATATAATGCCCGTTTATATCTTCACTACTATCATTGTGACAAAACCCGTGAATTTCCGGATGAAAAAGCTCACATAAAACCAACCTGTAATTACGCGGCATATAGGTTAACTTGTTTTATTGTGGTATAATTAATTATTACAAATATCAATTTTTTTAAAAACGATATATATATATATATTATGAGGATTCCAAAGATAATAAACAAGCTATTGGAAAATAAGTATGTTTTATACGTGGTATTCTTTTTAGCAATTGTTAATTTGTTGGGTTACATGATTAGTGGAAATATAAATGCCATTATCTTCTTTATTTTAGTCGCCTATTTAGCACATAATTTTAGCAAAAATATGATTGTGGTTTTGTTGACACCACTTGTTATTACTAGTTTGCTAATGGTGGGTGCGCAAATAAAGGAAGGAATGGAATCAAAACGTGATGACAAAAAAGAAAAGGGTCGTGAGAAGCATTCGGGTAAAAAAGACGAGAAACATCAAGATAAAAAAGACAAAAAAACCGAAGATAAGAGAAATGAAGATAAGAAAAATGAAGATAAGAAATATGAAGATAAGAAAAATGAGAGAAAAGAGTCGGATAAAAACCTACCAAGTATGAATAGAAATGAGTCAGGATATGACGCGCCAGGCAACATGTCCGGAAGTATGTCTGATGACAATTCGGGTGACAAATCAACGGACGACTTGAATGATGGTAAATATACGAAAGCTTTTGAGGATAATACAAATATGCTTCACAAAAACGGACGAGAAATTAAGGACCTTACTAATCGCATTGCCGAAGATGAAGATAAATTAAAAGAAGTAGTACCAAAAGGAAAATCCGCAATGACTACTATGTATAAAAAAGGCAGCCGCATTGATTATGCTGCAACAGTAGAAGATGCATATGCGGATTTAAATAAAATTCTGGGTGGCGATGGAATCAAAAACTTAACAAGCGACACACAAAGATTAATGGAACAACAAACCCAATTAGCCGATGCGATGAAAGGAATGTCGCCTTTATTGGAACAAGCGAAATCCATGTTACAAGGTTTTGACATGAAGAATTTAGACGGGTTGGCATCAATGGCGAAAAATTTCGGGAAACAATAAATGAAACGCGTTAATTAACTTTTACTATATTATTTTCATAAATATAGTAAAAAATGAACAATTCTGATATCTGTGAAGAAGTATTAAATAATATCAAAAATAGTTTATTACAATGCAAGAACAACAAAATTACATACAATTTAGAAAAATCTTGCAATATTAAAAATTGTAAAAATATTCAAAAGTATGAATCATCACTTCATGCGACAAAGACGAAAATCATTATTCCTGACGAATTAACATCAAAATATGCGGTAAAATATAGTGTTAAGGAGAGAGTGGTTATCTTGGAAAAAGAGTGACCAAATTCTTATATATATGTATATTAATATAAACCATGTCTTCAAATAGGTATAAAAAATGTCCACCCGGGATTATTTGTTTTGAAAATGTTACCCTCGTATTAATATTTATTTTTTTATTTGTCACAGGATACATGGTTTATGCATCAACCATAAAAAATACATCATCACCCACGGTAGTTATCAACGAAAAAAGACCCGCCACCGCCATATTTGCTGGTTCCCCGAATTATCCCTATAATAATTACCCTGTCAATGACGTATATTCAAATCCTTATACGCCACCATTAAGCGACGAGCGTTATTTTATACCTCGGCGTGTTCCTATTAATGTTTCCACAAATATAGGTGCAGTAGACACTGCATATAGGCAGATGGGAATTCTGACACCTCATAATGGGTCGGGGAAAATTTTGCCGCTAATGGGTCGCCCGCTCTTTGTTAACCGATATAAATGGCAATATTATACTATGTCGGACCAATTTAACAGTATTAAATTGCCGGTTTCAAGTGGTGGAAGGAGTTGTACCGGTGATAACGGGTGCGATCAATTATATAGTGGCGATTCCGTTTATGTGGAAGGATATAATGAGGCGTTTAAAGCTACAATATATGATACCGATACCATAAAATATATTCCCTTTTTATGATAACTTTTTCTCTCAGGAATGACTTTTAGGAAAGATAAAAGAGTCAAACGTTTCAAATTAGAAGAATTATTCTTTATACTTCTTCTAATTCATTCTTCTAATTCATTTTTTACCGTTTTTTCGTGTCTTCTTATTGCGCCGTCGTCTATTACCTCCTTTTTTTGTTGATATAGGTGGAAGAGGAGTTTTTTTTTCAAGACTTTGTATTCCTCTTTCACTGGCAGTGAGTGATCTAACAAATGCCAATTCTTGGTCCTTGGCTTTGGGCGAGCGAATATCACTTATTCCAGAAATACCGCTTTTCAAACCAGAACCTTGGCTTGGTTCTTGGACTTCATCTTCTTCGCGTTGGCGGAGCTCCTTTATTCCAGAAAAACGACTTTTCAATCTAGAACCTTGGCTAACAACCTTTGGTTCGGGTGGGATTGTATCAGACATAAGAAATCCCTCGCCTGCGGTTTCATCATGAACAATTTCGTCAGAAAAATTAACAAAATCCGTCGGACCGGGGACAACATTAAAAATTGTTCTTGGGCGACTCGTATCATTTGCTGGAACAGCTCGTCCATTTTTAACAACTAATTCTCCCTCGTAAAATCTTCCGTCGTGATAATAATATCTCGGAGATTTATTAAGATCAATCCATCTGTTATGCTCACGACTATCTTTATTATCGTAATAAGATAGAGTGGTCTCTCCAGTTGCTTTTTGTGGATAGTCGTATAAAAAATTAGCAACACCTGAATCCCCATTCTTATATTCAAAATCAAAATACCCGTGTTTTTCATCACTAGCCCAATATCCCTCATATATATCAAAATATCCATTGGATTCGTTCTTGTCAAAAGATGTAAGTCTTCCGTATCCTTGCATAAAAGGCATCCCATCCTCAAAAAAATATTCTCCTATATATGTTCCTTTATCGGGGATTGATATAGGCGTATCAGTCCACAATAATTCACTCGTTCCAAACATGGGGGGGTTTTCTGGATCCACCTCGGGATAAATTCTATACTCTTGGTTTAAAGGTCCAACTAATGTATTTCCACCACCACCGCCATGTTTTTTCCTAGTTTGTTTTGTATTTTTTTTAAATTTTCGTTGTGCCTTTTTTTTAAACATAGTTTTTCTTGAACGCGCCATTATTATATATGTATATTTTTTTATTTGTCGACACGTAAAATCAGGTAGATACGAAATCCTAAAGGGCGTAAAATAAAATATTTCTACGCTTTTTGAATAAGAAAAAGTGTAAAAAGGAATCATCTCCCGAGAGAAAGAGGAATTGAATTTACGGTTTTGTATTCAAATCTTCAACATCTAATTTAATATTTTCTTCGTTGTTTTCTCCCACCGCGCCGGCTTCTCCCACCGCGCCCGCTTCTCCCACTGCGCCGGCTTCTCCCACTGCGCCGGCTTCTCCCACTGCACCGGATTCTCCCACTGCGCCGGATTGTCCCTCTTCGCCAGCTTCTCCTACTGCACCGGATTGTCCCTCTTCAAGAGGTCGCACCTCTTCATCAGCTTCTCCCACCGCATCAGATTGCTGTTCTTCAGAAGTAACCTCTTTAACATCTGAATCGCTAGTTTCGTCACCATCTTTCTTTTTTGAATCAATTTCGGTAGCCATTATATCTCCTGCTATTGTGACAGGTTCTGTTCCAGATTGAATACCGCCGTTATTTCCGTTCATAGAGGCAGCAACGCGTCCGGCAAAATAATCTACAAGCAATTTTGTAGCTTCCTCTAATTTTTTAGAGGAATCGTCTGCATCGGTAGTGGTTTCAGGAACGACATTTTCAGCCATATCACTTTCAAGCACCGCTTTGTCTTCACCAACGGGCGCTTCATCAACCGTCCCCTCTAGAGGAGATGAATATTCTGGTTTGGTTTCGCTTATTGGTTCGGCGATAGGCAAACGTTCAGTGTCGTCATCCTCCTCTGCTTTCTCTAAAGAAGGTATTTGTTCTTCTTCGTCAAGCTTATTGGTTGGAACTTGTGCAACGGGGTCAACCACTATAGTGGGCGCAGCGGGTGCAGCGGGCGCAGCGGGTGCAGCGGGTGCATCGGGTTCTTCGCCCGCAGGGGAAACACCTCCTCTATAATTTTTGAGGGTTTTTTTAGAGAGGTCTAAACTAGATTTTCTTTTTCTAAATGTCCTCTTCGCTCCACCTCCCTGAACACTTTGTTGAGGACGCTTTTTATATTTTTTCACCGTTTGTTTTTTCTTACGAAATAGTTTTACTATTTTTCCTTTTGTCAAATTCATTCTTAATATATATAAATATTTGTTATTTTATTTATATACATATATTAGTTTAGTGAAATGTCAGACCAACCAATAAATATATCGTCATCAAATGTTACTGGTTCCTGCACTTTTAAATGCGCGTTATCATTTAATTATCCGGAATCAAACGGTGTTACCGGACAAAATGCAACTACCGGAATTAATATAACAGTTTCGTTCCATTCTTCCAATCCTCCGGTCCTTTATAACAATGTCAAATATAATCTTACGGATGCGTTACTTGTTTCACCATCACGTCATTTATTCAATGGGTCAAATGCGGATGCCGAACTAATGATAATCCACAATCCCGATAACGGAAGCAACAAACAATTATTTATTTGTGTTCCGATCAACACAACCAATGCCACAAGCAATGCTACTAAAATTATAACAAATGTTATAGAAGCGGTTTCTATGGGAGCAAATGCGCCTGGACAGAGCACTGCGCAAATTGATGATTTTACACTGAATAATATTGTTCCCATGAAACCATTTTACAAATATGAAAACAAAACACAAAATTCTGAATATATTGTCTTTGGTATCTCAGATTCTATTTCAATAACAAGCGATTCATTAGCAACACTAAGAAAATGCATACAACAAGACTCAACACAAATGACCGGTTCAGGGCTTACCATAAGTAATAAAGGACCTACGAATGGTTCTGCAGGATTAGGAGATGATATTTATATAGATTGTCAACCAACGGGGTCTTCTGAAGAAGAAGAAAATGTAACCGTGAAGAAAAAACCCGATATCCATATAGGACTTTCTGCTGACCAAATTTTTAACAGTCCGATTTTTATCGTATTTTTATCATCTTTGATTTTTATCATTACTTTACTCGCATTTCACTATTTATTGAAATACATTACTACTGGTGAATTTCCTGGTTCTATCAAAACCGTACCGAAAGTGGCTTCAACGAGCTAGTTAGTAATGCAGAAAAATTAAGAATGAAAAAATAATGAATGTTATTTTTTCATTCATGCGAAAATAAGTATTTGTCGGTAACGTTGCCCTTGAAAATCTAGTAGAACGCCTGAAAGGCGTTCCATTTTCACAAGTTATGAAATCTTCAAGGGTGTAGAATTACACATTTTTTATTTCAACCGCCGATTATTTATATCTTTTTATAAATAATCACTTATAAAGTTTCTCAATCTTTCTTGTTTTATTTATTTTTGCGGGTGCTTTTTTGAGATTTTCCCCATTGTTTTTCCCATTTTTCATTTAATTCTTCCATTATGATATCTAAATTTTCCTTATCTATTTTAGATAAGCGTTTTTTTGTTTTATTATACTCAGTTTTACGCTGAGCTATTTGTTTTTTATAATGTTTTACGGAGTTATCAAATTCTCTTTTTACTTCTTTTAATTGTTCCTTTTGTTCGTGCATTAATTCTTCTTTAATTTCTTTAAGATCCGCTTTTTTAATAGCAGCAATCTCCTTCTTAGTATAAACTTTATTTAAATCACCCTGATTTCCTTTTAGTTGTTTTATTTCTCCTAAAATTATATTCTTTTGTTCTTTTACTCGCTTTTCTTGTTGCTCTTCAACTTTTCGCTTGTATTCTTCCTGTTGTTCAAGAAGAAATTTACCATGGTCGTAATATGACATGGTATATATTTTATAAAGAAAAAAAACGTAATAAGGTCAATTTTTTGTAATATCGGCGTTTGAAATGAAAAAAAGTGTAAAAACTATTACACACTTCACTTAAAAGACCTCTTTATTCACAAATTATTTTATTTAGAAATTGATATTTTTTCCATAAATATATTTCTATTTCTTTTATTTCATCATGTGCATCAAATATTAAATTGTAGCGTATGTGTATCTCTTTGGGTAAGGCAATTGCATAAGATTTCTCTCTCAGTCCAATTACATGATATGTGAAATTAGGAAATGGTTTATTGACTAAGAAATGAATGATGTCTTTGTATTTATTTTTATCCAATTTATCTATTATCTCTCCACCTCTAACCCTAAACCTGTCGTCAAATCGTAATATCTTTATCACCACATCTATAGGCAAATTCATGGTTGAAATCATTTTAATGGTTTGTAAAATATCCAATAAAGTTATCATTCAATTTTTAATAATTAAACTTTTTTACATGTTTCCTGGTTTTACGAGTTTTCCGAGTTTTCCGAGTTTTCCGAGTTTTCCGAGTTTTCGTTTTCCGGGTTTTATATTTTGTTTTACCACCAAATTTTGAAATTTCACGATTCAAATCAGCTGGCATGTTTCTGTAAGTTACCACGAATATTTCTTGAACAGTATTTTCTGGCAAAGTATGTATCTGTGTACGGTTCAAGATTGTTGGATCAGTTTCGTCAATTACATCACGAAAAAATAATCTCCTTAGTTGATTTTCTCCGGGATCAAGTGAAGAGTTATAAAAAATGCCAGTGTATATTCTTCCTTCTGTGGTTATGTATTTATATCTTATGCCGGGTTTCAAATTATTAACATCAACCTTCAATGGCCCAAAACGAGGATGTTGAGGTTCGGGTTCCATCTTACATTACAGTGACTAAAAAAAATGAATCAAAAATGAATCAAAAATATCTCTCCCACTAGTGACAATGATTCGGTTAAATAAACACTACATAATGCGTAGATTCTATTCTTCTACGCATTATAGACATAATGATGGTTTTGGTGGTGGTGGTGGCGGTGGAGGTAACAACGGGAGAACGTTTTTGCTAGTAGCAGTGATTCTAGGAATATACAACAACATTTCAAAAAAATCAAATTAGTTCATTTTGTTGAGCGGAGCAGCATCATATAAATTGTCTAAAATAGGTGTATAAGACGCGGCTTCCGTAGTTTCTCCCGCTTTCACGGGAGCCATTTTTTTCACCACTTCTTGTTCTAAAGTATAAGGAAACTGGTTATACGCTGTCAAATTAGTATATTTTTTTTGTTCAGTGGGCGCATATTGTTCTAAAGCATAATTTCCTGTAGAAACTGTGGACCTACGAATTAAATCAAAAGCAACAAAAAATCCGACAACACCTAAAACTGGATTCGCATAAACAAACAAAACAATTGCAATTAGAATAACGACGACTTTTCCGTATACCGAGTCAATGATTTGTGCAACAGGGTCGGGCATTTGGTATTCCATAATTAAGTAAATAATGAAAAGAATAAGAAGAGCTAATTGCCCATAATTTTCCTTTTTGAATAAATCAGAAAAAGTATTCATATATCATATTCGTAGATTTTATTATTGTCAATCAATAATTTAATTTATAATTGAATATAATTTAATGCAATTATCTTGATTCATTAACAATGCTAAACACCTATCTAGGTCAAAAGGGGTACACCATATTGAAATCGGAATTGACCCAAGAACAAAAAGAGCTTATTATAAAAGAACTCACTATAAAACCCACATCACAGGGTGGTGTAGGACCCATAAGCACGCATACATTTCCCACTTATCGTGAATCACCCAATAAATATTATGTCCCGCGTTATTTCGGAGAAAAACATTTTGGTCCTCCTAAGAAATCACTGGTTTCAGAGGGCGACAATATTGAGGTCCCCTTTTCCGGTCAACTAAGAGAGAATCAACTCCCGGTAGTGGAAAAATTTATGCAGCATGTGGATTGCGGAAATGGTGGGGGCTTACTGGAGCTTCCCTGTGCGTACGGAAAATGTTTGGGAAAAAATACCGAGGTTATGATGTTTGACGGAAGCATTAAATTAGTTCAAGATATAAAAGTTGATGACATTATTATGGGAGACGATTCTACTCCAAGAAATATTATTTCGTTAGCAAGAGGTAGAGAAATGATGTATAAAGTATCATCAAAAAAGGGAGACGGGTATATTGTAAACGAAAGTCATATTTTATCATTAAAATGTTCCACGAATCATAGTAAGGAATTGAAAAAGGGAACGGTGGTTGACATTTCTGTGTTAGATTATTTGGATTTACCCAAAAGTTTTCATGGAAGAGGCGGTGTTCTGTATGGATATAGAGTTCCGATTTATTTTGATGAGACACCAATTGAAATTGACCCATATTTGTTCGGTTACTGGTTAGGCGATGGCTCGTCTAGTGACGCCAAAATATCAACGCAAGAATCTACGGTTATAAAATACATGGTGGATTGCTTTAAGAACAAACATACATCTCTTTATCTGAAATATACAGGTTCGCAATATGACTATAGAATAAATTCATCACATAATAATAATATTCTTATGGATTTTTTGAGAAAATTTAACGTTTTAAATAATAAACATATTCCACATCATTATAAATGCAATACTAAAGAAAATAGATTGAAATTATTGGCAGGAATTATAGATTCAGACGGATATTATTTTGGAAATTGTTATGAGGTTACTCAAAAAAATGAGCGTTTGTTAGACGACATCATATATCTTTCCCGTTCTTTGGGGTTTTGGGCATTTAAAAAACGTGTAACAAAAACTTGCACAAATGCACCAGGCGGACCTAAAAAAGGAACATATTATTTAACTAATATATGTGGAAAAGGATTGGAGGAAATACCCGTAATGTGTAAAAGAAAACGTGCACACCCTAAAAGACTTATTAAGGATATATTAAATTATAGAATAACTTTGGAAAAGCTGGAAGTGGATGATTATTATGGTTTTGAAATAGACGGAAACAAAAGATTTGTATTGGGTGATTTTACAGTAACTCATAATACGACACTTTCGTTGCATATATGCTCACAAATAAAAAAGAAAACATTAGTAATTGTCCATAAGGAGTTTTTGATGAACCAGTGGATTGAGAGAATCGCACAATTTCTTCCTACTGCACGTGTCGGAAAAATCCAAGGACAAATTGTAGATATTGATAACAAAGATATTGTCCTGGGAATGTTACAGTCGCTTTCCATGAAGGAATATCCGGCATCTACGTTTGACTCATTCGGGCTAACAATCATAGACGAGGTTCATCATATTTCTAGCGAAGTGTTTTCCGGCGCGCTCTTTAAGTTGGTTACAAAATATATGTTGGGATTGTCGGCGACAATGAACCGCAAGGATGGCACAACCTATGTATTCAAGATGTTTTTAGGAGAAGTGGTGTATAAGGGGACGAGAGATGAGGAGCATGCGGTTGTAGTGCGAGCGATAGATTATGTTTCAGGAAATCCCGACTTTGCCGAGGTTGAGACCGATTATCGTGGAAATGTGAAATATAGCACCATGATTTGTAAATTATGCGAGTATAATCATAGGAGTGAATTTATATTAAAGGTGTTGACCGACATGATTGCCGAAAACCCCGCACAGCAAATCATGATATTGGCACATAATAAAAGTATTTTAAAGTATTTCTATGATGCGATACAACATAGAAACATCGCGACGGTGGGATATTATATTGGCGGCATGAAGGAAGCCGCGCTGAAAGAAAGCGAGGGGAAAAAGGTAATTATTGCGACGTATAGCATGGCGGCCGAGGCACTAGATATTAAAACATTGACGACCCTTATAATGGCGACCCCGAAGACGGATATAGAACAAGCTGTGGGACGAATATTGAGAGAAAAGCATGGCACACCAGTGGTGGTTGATATTATTGACGAACATTCTACTTTTAAGAATCAGTGGACGAAGCGGAAATCATTTTATAAGAAACAAAATTATAAAATAATACACTCGTCTAATCAAAATTATGACTCTGACGTGTCAAAATGGAAGACGGTATTGGTGCCCAAGAAAGAATTATTTGGGGGGATGGAAGGAGGAAAATGTTTGATAAAATCTTTTATCAAGCCACAATCATAGTTTTACAACGAATTTATTTATTTTGATTTTACCCACCTACACACGCCGTTTTTATTTTTCTTTGAAATATACATATTTCCATCATTTCCTTTTTTATTCTTTCCGCAATAATCGTTTGCGGGATAAGATGGCGATGGTCTATTTAATTTTTGTGTTTTATTTTTATTTTTAATCCGCGTTTTTTGGGTAATCCATTTATTCTTTGATTTATCTAAATATAATGGTTGATAAAGACCGGTAGGTTTCCAATTTTTTAAATATTTTTTATATTCGTTACCCTTATCATTAATGTCAATTATATAAAATCCTTTTTTGTCTTTAAATACGGAAGAACCATCTTTCCAAGACCCATAATCAATAGTTCCCACTTTCATTCTATACTTATTATCTAGAAAATCTGTCTCTTACATGTGTAACGCCGTTTTATACTTGAAACCCAGTCTTGGTAAAATGGTTATAATTATCAATTCCGTTTACGGTTCTTGGTAATGAAGCGAATGGGACCGGATTTGCTAAAGCACTTGATGATGGCGATAAATTGCCGCCAGTTGAATACCCAGCACCGGCAGGAATATTTGATTCATATTGGCTATATCCTCCGCGTTGTCTGTGTGCCCGTTTTCTGCTCATCTTTCCGCCACATTTTTTCATCATTTTGCCACCACGGGTCTTCATCATTTTGCCACCACGCGTCTTCATCATTTTGCCACCACGGGTCTTCATCATTTTCGTCAATCTTCTCCTAATCCCACCAAGAGTCATTCTGCCGCGCATTTTCTTATACTTATTAACAATATTTTTAATTTTTCTGCGGATTTTTTTTGTCCGGCCACCAGATTGTAATCGGGTAAAGGCTGGAATGTTATTATGACACGCCACTTCATTACTTCCGAATCCGCCCGTATAATGAGCCCCATCGGGATTTACTATTTTTGAATCAAGATTGTTATTTATTGTCGGGACATCAGAACTTCTAAATTGAAATGGATTCATATGTATATATTACGTAAATATATTTATTTCGTTTTCCTAGTTTTCTTGGTTTTCTTGGTTTTCTTGGTTTTCCTAGTTTTCCTACGTTTTTTACCACCATTCATTCTTCCGGCTAAATTAAGAGAGTCGGGAATATCGTCCATTCCTGTTCCTCCGCCACCACGCATTCCACCATCTATTATTACTTTTCTACCAAATGTCTCAAGAGCAGCAGCACTTTCTTCACCGGAATTATAGTCTTTTTCTGAGCTATATTCGTTATCTCCATCATATGACGAGGCAGTTACGCTACTAAGTGTGTCGGTTTTTACAGCAGATTCGCTAGGGGTCCTTGTATTTTTTACCATATCTAAATTATAACAATATTTTTATTAAAAATCAATTAAAAGTAAACAGTTCCTTTCAGTTATAATGCAATCAAACAATTTTCCTAAAATGGTAAAAACACAAGAACTAATAGAGGGTGCGTATTATATAATCAAATCCAATAATTCGGCATGTTGCTTCGGGATTTATGATGGTAAAATCGGAATTCAAAATCCAATGGTAAGATTTGTTGAAATATCCAGAAATCCCACTAAAAAATCAGCAATTGAATTATTTGAACCCGAAAAATGTAGTTTTTATGAGCCTCCCAATAATATTCCTATTAAGATAATTGTGAATAACATAATTCAGTATATTTATTGATTACTCAAACTAAACGTAATGGAACCCACTTTTTATATTTATTATTAAAAGAACATACCATGTCATATGACCTATCTAAGTGGACGAATTTATCGGTTTTGTCATTTTCAAATTCATCTTCGTCATCACTTTCTTCTATAGAATCCAAATTGATATTTTCTTTAATATTCCTGAAAAGAGTGTTCATCATTACACTACAATCATATGTCGGAATATAAGCAATATCATAAAATGTATCACCATTAAATAAATTATAAATGTCTGTTTGTGTATCAGCAGTAACCTTGAAAACTTTTTCTCTCTTGAATTCATTTTTATAAAGTGATTTAGGTTCAATCGTTCTTACAGCGTTCTTCTCTTTTGATGGGGGCGCCGCTTCCTCATGGAATACATTTTCTTCTGCGTATCTCATATTATAAATTTCTCTACCTTCTCTGATTTGCAATAAACGTATTTTATAAGCTAGTTTTTTCACGACATCTTCCACGAGGTCCGACACGTTATTCCCTATAAATGGTAACCCGAATACAATCATATTCTTATGATAAGAGACTTGTTTTATTTCCGACGAAAATATGTTATGAATATGATTTAATTTTTCTGAAAAGATTAAGTCGGACACATTTTTACCTTTATAATAATACAAATCTTCCACACAAAAAAAATTACACCCATTCAAAAATAACTTTGTCCCATAAAAAATAGTTCCGTATGACAATTCGCCAGAAAAACAAGCGGAAAAAATAGAGACAACTCCCAACTGTTTATTCTGTATTATTTCCAACAAAACACACACATTTTCACTCTTGAATTCCGTAAACCACGCAAAGTATTTTTTACCATATGGAATAGCGACCACATATTTACTATTATAAACTTTCTTATGTATATTCGTTTCATAAGAAAGTTTTACATTGGGAAACCCCATCATTAGCTGGTTTCTCTCCGTCTCTGATAGGAACATTATAGGAGAAGATAACAACAAGTCTTTAATTCTCTTATAAATATACACTTTTAGTAGGACGCATACTGTTGTGATGATTCTAATGATGATATATTGGTCGTATTTATTGAGTTATTAACCTGTTGAGATTTTAAAAAGTTTTTCAATTCATTCTTCATGCTGGTGGTATCTAGATGAGACGGTTCATCTTTTTTCAGGAGCGTTGACTGAGACGTTGACTGAGGCGTTGACTGAGGCGTTGACTGAGGCGTTGAATTAATAGTATTAAACATTTGTTCATATTTTTGCACAGGTGCGTTAACCATGTCTTTTATTTTAGGAACAGTCAATGTCTCCCTGAAAAAAATAAATAGATGATGAACTAGTAATATAAAAATCACGGATGTAATGGTAATTTTAATTCCCCAAAAAATCATTGATATATTTATTAGGATATTAGATTAATAACGATAAATACTCATTAAGTTCCTTTTCTATCAATATATTATCAAAATCGTCTCTCAGAAAAAAATATATGTTTGTTGGGCAAAAAAAAGCGTATTTATTTGTTGTCGGTGGTTCTGAATAAACCCCTTCAACCACTAAATACAGTTTGTTTGTTTCATTATTGATGCAATATTTAAACTCATGGTAAACCAATAAATTATGCTCACATGGTATTTGAAACTGTTCCCCGAGCTTTTTATAATAACTGAAATCAAGTAATAATTCTATGTCAGAAAACCGCTTTTTAACAACCGGTTTATCACATTGCTTAAGTTTCGTTATTTTATTATTTTTCTCGTCTAGTTCAAAAAACCCGGCTGCACTCACGATATCCTTTTTTACTATGTTTGATACAAAATGCGGTTCCAAGATGTGAATTTTTTTCAATATATTTTTTGGATTATAGTTACTGATATAAATTTTGCATTGTGGTATAATGGTTTGTTTTACTACCACGTTTCTTTTTAGCATTCGTTCTAGTTAAATGCGTAAGCGATTATTAATAAATAACAGAAACTATTTAAACCCATTCAACAAATATTATTATCGCCAAATAATGTCGCGAACAATAATAATCGTTGAAAAGGGCGGCAATTTGAAACAAACTACAATTAAAGATTATAAGGAGGACGATTTGTTCAAGAAATGTGGTTTTAAAAAAGCAGATTTTTTTACTAAGCAGACGGAATGGAATCCGGTAAAAATTGAGGGGACTAAATACTCTGTTTCACTTTATGCTAAAACAGAGGGGAAGGCGAATACCGAAAATAAATATGATTTCCCGCCACCAGTTGACAATACTCTTTTTTTCGGGAATTGTGCGTTAGTTTGTTCGCAAGTTTGCGAAGATAAAACACCAGTTGTCCTTGATATACCTCTTTGGAATAAAATATACGAAAAATTATTTGGCGGATTTGAGGATTTATCTGCAACATGCATTGATGATGAAAATGAGATTGACGAACTGGAAAATGTTCCCGCGCACAAAAAAACAAAAAATGGATACTTGAAAGACGGATTTGTTGTGGATAGTGAAAACGAAGACTCTGAATTTGAGACCGAAGATAGCAGCGAAGAAATGGAAGACGAAAGTGATGAGACAGAAGAGCTAGAGGGGTTGGAGCTGGAGGATATTGGTTCCGAGTTGAGTGAAGATGACTATGAAGATGATTCTGATGACGAAAATGTAAAACGATAATTCGGTGAAAAGTCACACATTAGATAATTTTTTTTTCTAGAATATAATATATATATATATATATATATATATATGGAAAGCGGACGAGCGATGTTGTTTCATTCCGCGATAATCGGCATTTTGTTATATCTCTTTATGATTTTCATACTTGGTCAAAAACAAGTCGTGGCTGAAAACCGGAGTATTTTACTGGCTTCGCTGATATTGACATACATGATTTTATTTGGTCATGGATTACCCATGTCAATAAATAAAAATTTATTTTGAGTATCTTATTAGAAATATTCGGGGAAAATACTCAAAATAAATTGTTCTTTCACAATTACTTAAAAATTGCAATTTATGAATAGAATAGATAATGAGATATCCTTTTGTAATATTGTTTAGGAACGAAAAATATTCTCACATTGACAAATTATTCAAAGAACGAAAAGATGAATTACTTTTTACAATAACTGATATTACTAGCAAGTATGACGATTTGAATAAATTATATGATTCTAACAATCATCTATTAATTAGTTTTGGTGAAACAGAGGAAGAATATGTTGTCGGCATTAATAATGTCATTTGTCCGAGAATTCGGATGCGTTGGATACATTATTCTAAAAATGAGGAACTTGAAAACATCCACGTTTTGAATTCAGGAATTAATTTTTGTTATATAAACAATGTTTCCATGCAACACAAAAATACCCGCCCGATATTTTCTCTATTTACAACTTGTTATAAATCCTATGACAAAATAATAAGAGCATATACTAGCATCAAAGAACAGACTTTGAAAGACTGGGAGTGGGTAATTCTGGATGATTCGCCCGAGGATGAACATTTTGATTTTTTGCGTATTGTTTTCAAAAACGATAAACGAATCAGATTATATAAGCGGGACCAAAATAGTGGCAGCATAGGAAATGTTAAAAACGAAGCCGTTTCTCTATGTCGCGGCAAATATGTCCTTGAAATGGACCATGATGACGAAATAATTCCGGACATGCTAGATTTGGCAGCAAATGAGTTTGATAAGAATGAAGAGGTTGGATTTGTTTATATGGATTATGCAAACATTTGTGAGAACGGCGACAATTATCATTACGGGACAGATTTTTTCGCCCTGGGATATGGTGGGTATTACTGTCAAAAGTATAAAAACAAGTGGATAAATGTTGTGTGTTCCAACAACATTAATAATGTTACCTTAAGTCACATAGTGGGAATACCGAATCATCCGAGAATATGGAGAAGGGAAACCCTCCTTAAAATAGGTAACTACTCGGAATTTTTACCGGTAGCGGACGACTATGAGTTATTATTGAGAACCGCAATTAATACAAAAATGGTGAGGATTCATAAGTTAGGCTATATACAATATATGAACAATAATAACAATAATTTTTCTCTCATAAGAAACGCGGAAATTAACCGTTTGGTGCCGTGTCATATTATGCCACAGTGCTATCAAGATTATAATATTCAAAATAGGATGAAAGAAGTGGGAGGTTATGAAGACGAAAAATATATTTTAAATCGGAGTCAAATATGGAAGAGAGAAAACTATAACTACAAGTATTGTAATTTGGTTACAAATCCGAATTATGAAAAACAATATTGTATCATCGGTTTAGAATCGTTGCGAAAAAACATGGAATTCGTTTTGGAGCTATATAAAGTTCCGTCTAACGATTTTTTATTACTAGATAACAAATGCGAAATTGCGGAACTTACGCGCGAGCTAGATTATTTACAATTAGACAAAATTAAATGTTATAGGCTGGAGAATCATACGAGTGAAGAGTTAATAAGATATTTCCTTCTTATTTATAAGAGCTGTGAAAAACATTATATTATATAAAGAACAAGATATTAAACATTTCATTGTTCTATACGTAATGGCGGATATTATGTATAAAACCTTCAACGACGTTATAAAATTATCCGTCTGTAATTATTTCAAGACGACTAATCCTTTTATTGACACTATCATATCTACCGCGGTATTGACTTTTATAGGATATTTCACGAATAAGATTTTTTTTTCAGAGTCTCGGTTTTCTCTTTTAATTAATCTTCAAGAGAGAATAAAATCTTTTTTTTACAAGAAATATTCAGTTACCTTTGAGGGGCGACATAGTTTTATTATCTCAAAATTTGACGTTACCCCTAACATTAGTGCGTGTTTCACAAATTCCTTCAAGGCGTTACTAGACGATATTGTTAATAATATTGACAGTAATGATTCAATAATGGAGATAAAGGAGTATATTACTTTTAAAAGATATGATTCCGACAATTTGAAAGATATGTATATTATAACACAGGAGAGAAATTTTTTATATAATAAAGAGTTGGAAATATACGGGTCTGTGGAAATCGTGGGCGAAGAAACGGAAAATAAAAAATTACAAAATGCGAAAACCGACAAAATAATTATAACGCTTTATTCACATCATTCAAATGTTTGTGTTATTCGGGATTTCGTGGAGAAAATCAAAACTGCATATTTGGAAAAAATAGAAAATAGCCGGGATAACAAAAAATTCATATATAGTTTATGCAAGACAAATTTTTCCGATTGTAAATATGAATGTTGGAGAGAGTATCCGTTTGAAAGCAGTCGGTCTTTTTCCAATATGTTTTTTGAAGGAAAGGAAGAAATAATAAATAAAATTGCGTTTTTCTTGGAGAATAAACAATGGTATTACGATAATGGCATACCGTATACACTCGGAATCGGACTTCATGGACCACCTGGAACCGGAAAAACATCTTTTTTCAAATGTTTGTCCAATTTAACCGGAAGACATATTGTGACATTGTCATTGAAATTAATAAAAACCCGCCAACAATTGGATGACTTTTTCTTTGAGGACAGATATCACGAAGACAATAAAAAGGGGAGTGTTGGTTTTGACAAAAAAATAATTATCATTGAAGATATTGACTGTATGGGAGACATTGTTTTAAAACGCGAACTTTGTGGAGGGCAAGTTAAAAAAACACCCGGTAGAAAAAAGAAGGAGAAGACCATGGAGGACCCGAAAATCGTGGAAAATATTATTCAACAAGTGATTGAAAATAATAATGAGCAGGCACAGAAAATTATGAATGATTGTAAACTCCCGCCTGATGAGGACCCGATAACATTGGACGACATTTTGAACTTATGGGATGGATTAAGAGAGACATCTGGTAGAATATTGGGAATCACTAGTAATCATTACGAAAAATTGGATCCGGCTCTTGTTCGCCCGGGTCGGATTGATATTACTCTGAACTTTGATAACGCAACTCGTGCCACTATTCAAGAAATGTATACGCATTATTATGGGGAAGAGATGGATGCTGACGAGTTGGAAAAAATCCGCGATAGATTCTATTCTCCTGCAGAAATAATCAATTGTTATATTATTTATAAAGACGAACCCGAAAAGTTTACTGAGAGACTAATGAAAAACATCTCATTTTATGCTGCATAAAGATATAATTTAAAATTGATTATTATTTAAATATAATTTGTGTTTTATTACATAGATGAGGACCGTAGCAAACCCGGAAGTATTTCGCAAAAATGTCGTTACAAAGCTGAACGACATTTTTCAAGATGAGAAAAAAAGTTCTAATTTGGAAAAGGGTGTTTATAATTATGCACTGAAAGAAGCCACGAATCGTAAAGTGGTAAAAAAATGGGACAATCCATTTTATGTGCAATTATATGTTGACCGACTGCGTAGTATCTTGACAAATTTGAAAAATGTGGAACTAGTCGGACAAATTAAAGACGGGAGTATCAAGCCACAAGTCTTGGCATTCATGACGCATCAAGAAATGAATCATGAGAAATGGATTTCTTTGATTGACGCGAAAATGAAGCGAGATAAAACAAAATATGAGACAACGATGGAGGCTATGACCGACACGTTCACTTGTCGGAAATGTCGCTCAAAAAAATGTAATTATTATCAACAGCAAACAAGGTCTGCGGACGAGCCTATGACAACTTTTGTATCATGTATTGATTGTGGAAATAGATGGAAGTGTTAGATTCATTCTTTCGCAAACACATACGTAATTTCTTCCGTCTTTTTCGGTTCAACGGAAACCGTTCCGCTGCTACCCCCCGGTCGCCTACTATTAGACATTGTAAATGTAACAGGTATTAGTCCCCAACCGTTTTCCTTATGTATTTTAATAACATCATCTAATAAGTTATATTTTTTATCCGTCTTGAAATTCTTAACACTCCAGCAGCTATAGGTTACCCTTTTAATAACCCCGACAATGACCGGTCTTAAAAACGTATCCAGCCATTCTTCGTATGTTTTTTCATTCAGCGATTGAGTCGTCTCATCTGAGTAAATTTCCAAATTGAAATAAGGAGGACTTGTCAGTGCAATATCAAATTTTTGGTTTTCGGGAAGTTCCGATAAAGCCACTTCGGCTGGTTTATTAATCAGCGTTACGCCAGTTAACTTTAATTCATCCCGAATACCACAGAGACCTTCATATGTTTTAATACATGGGTCTATTCCAGTATAAGAAACATTCGTCAAATCCACTGACTTTGTTCCGATCATTCGCCCACCCCAACCCGCACAAACATCCAATACACTTTTCGCTTCAAAATAGGCGACCACGTTTCTAGCCATTAATGGGCGATACATGGTGACTTTTCCGAGACCATTCGTAAATGAAAGCGACCGGATAATTTCGGAGGCGTACGGGGTAGAATGTTGTGCGCGATTAAACCGGAGGGCTTTTTCCAGATTCGGCTTTTTCCATAAGGTTCTTATAGATTGTCCTTTATAATTCGCGACATCATAGAAGTGTCGCATATGTTTTCGCATAATTTTCATACCAGCCACTGCGGTCGCGGAAACATTTGTAACAGATTTATCTATTGGTTTTCCGCATAAAAGCTTCCAATCTTTACGGATATCCTCATCAGAATAGTTTTCGTAGAGGATTCCGTGTGTTTCTATTTCGGTTGCCAGCGTAGGAAGTAATTTCTCAAATACCTCGTCGGATAACTCCTTGAGGGCGTTTCTCTTATTAATTATCGTGTGCATCATTTCTGTATAATATAATTATTTGTTTTTATTTGATAATCAATTTTTAAAATTATTCCGATTATATTCCGATTATATTCCGATTATATTCCGATTATTACAATATACATATGTATATATATATGGAGAGACAAAGAACACCAGAGGAATTACAAACAATACGTGAATTGGATGATTATATACTAGGAAAAATTACGGAACATCGTGAATATGTTGCACAACATCCTGAAGATGTTCCGGGAGAATCGGAAGAAATTATTTCTTTTAGAGACGTTTTGCAGGGAACAGATCTGCAACGATTTCAAGACAATATCGGAGAATTGAGATATAATACTCAGATGAATTATCAAGAACGCCATGACGTTTCTTTTCTACAATCAACAACCTTGATGGATTATTTAGAAGAAATTATGATAAGTTATTTATTACAGCATCCGTATCAACAAATAAGCGATGCTATCATTCCGGAATTTCATTTCTCTCATAATACTACTGATGAAGAAGTTGCCGACAATTTGGCACAGAGAAACAACCTGAACGACATATTGAGTTTAAAATTAGAAGCTCTTGAGAGAGCGCAAAGTGAAATAGAACACAGAGAACTAGGAGGACCTGTTGGACAACCCGTTGGACAACCTTTTGGACAATTTGCAAACCCTGTTCGTCCCGTTCATGAAGAAGAAGACGATATCACGGTTGTCGCCGATTATGGAGGAAGAAGAAAAAGTCGGAAGTCTCGTGCTACTAAAAAATCAAAAAAAACTAAGAAACCTAGAAAATCAAAAAAAACAAAGAAAACTAGAAAATCAAAGAAAATCAAAAAAAATAAAGAAAACTAGAAAATCAAAGAAAACTAGTGCCTTACAACATGGAGAACGGTTGATGTCTCGGTAAAAAATATATTGGTGATTCTTCTTCAATATATACGGGATAATCGTAATAATAAAAAGGATTGAAAGAATACGAACCGCTTCCACCACCATAATATCCTCCTCTACTTATTCCTCCATGCCCCATTCCTCCATGTCCTATTCCTCCATGTCCCATTCCTCCTCTACTTATTCCTCCATGCCCCATTCCTCCATGTCCCATTCCTCCATGTCCCATTCCTCCATGTCCTATTCCCCCATGTCCGCCCCCACTATGCCCGCCCCCACCTCCGCTATGACCCTCTACAACCTTATGAGTCATTCCTATTCCTAAAAGTATAACCATGAGAGAAAATAAACAAATGATTTTATGTAGATGTTTCATCTTTGTATTAGAGTAAGAAAAATGCGATTCACAATAATAGAATCCTTTACTGATAATATTGATTCGCCTCGTCTGTTTCCAAATTAACAACAGGTAACCCTGACGACCACTCACTATAAGCAATGGCTTTACTTGTCGGGCGTTCTAACGCAAGTAGTTGTTTCAACGCTGCCATTCTTCTCTCCAAAGGAAATAACTTGGGAGACAATTTACGAGACAACTGTTTCCATCGCCACTCAAATTGAAGCGCTGCTGACCAATCCGGAAAACCAGATACGTGGCAAGCTCTTCTCCATATCTCGCCTTTTTTAACTTTCGCGCTTGTGGCATGAGCGCCGCCAACTAATTCTTTATTATGTTGTCGTAGACGTCGGTCCAAATCAACGGTCGCGCCCACATATGTCGCATTATTTGTTGATACTAATAAATAAACAAATGATGGTTTTTCCATTATAATTGTTGATAAATTAATTTTATTATCTTTTCCACCAATAAAATTAATTTAGTGAATAAAGAATTAAACTTTCTAATGTTATATAAGTATGAGTTATTATAGTCCAACAACAATATCGCCTGGCGAAAGATTAAATTATTACACATATTTTTGGAACGGACCGGTAACAAATAAAGAATTGATACCCGACAAAAAAAACAATAATGAATTAACCAATTTTTCCAAATATTTTTACGGTGAACTATATTTACCAGGAACGTTAAATAATAGTAACATTTTTGATACTTTTACATTGTATAGTGGACGGACAAAAATTTCATCAAGCTTCAGCTATAATATAGAATCTTACTATTCCGTCTTAAGATTAACCGACCGAAAAACAATGGCAGAAAATTACTCTATGGGATTAGCATTTGATTCTAAAAAAAATATTTACTTATCATTTTTAGACGCACAAAATTATATTACTGTTTGTGTAGTAAATTTAAATCCTAGCTATTTTTCTATAGCACAGTATACGCAAATTCAAAATTATAATTATGACTCAACCATTCAATACAACATTAATTTAGCGTTTGATTTTTCCGATAATCTTTTCATATCAATTCCTAATTATATTTTTAAAATAATGTACAAAGCTCCAAATTCCAATAATAAATATAATGGCGTTCCCGAAACAAAATATACGATATCAGAAACCATGGGTGGTGGTCCGCTAGTTTTTGATTCTTTCAATAATATGTATATTTCCGACAATAATCATAGTGAAATTTTATTTATAAAATTAAATTTTATTAGCGATTCTAAATATGATGTAGATAATGTATTTTTGAATAATATGAATAAACTCCCGAATGATTATAAAAATCAAACAAGAGGGTTATCCATATATAAAGATATATTATATTGCACAGTTACTAATTTATCAAAAATAGTAACATTTGATCTTTTGGGTAATATTTTGAAGAATAATTACAACACGCAATCTTATCCCACACTGATTTCTGTTAATGGTAATGGGAATATATGTTATTATGCTGACAATATTAATTTTATAGTATCAAATTCAAAGAATTTTATAACGAGTTATCAGCAGAGTGTTTCATTAACTAATATAATATATTCCGAATCTCATTTTATATTTTGTTACTATGATTTATTTTATTCTCGTTACGAAATTTTATTATATCCAATTATTAATTTAATATTTACGATAGATATTTTAACAACGTCTGGTCAATTAAACGGACTAAAAATTTGTTATCCTAATGGAAATTTTGTCAATGGTCAAGGTAATGATGAAATTAACGTTACTGTTAAAACGATTTGTTTCAAAGAAGGAACCAAGATTCTTTGCCTAATAGATAAAAAAGAAATATATATTCCGATAGAAGATATCAGAGAAAATACTTTTGTAAAAATATACAGACGTGGTGGGCGCCACGAATTCAAGAAAGCAACGTGCATAATGAAATCCGCATTGCAGAATTCCGAGAAGAAAACCGTCCACAAATTATACAAATTGGTCAAAGAGAAAAATCCGCGATTGATAGAAGATTTATATGTTACTGGGGGACACGCCATTCTCTATGATCGTTTAACAGATACGCAATTGGAAAAAATGAAGGATTTAATAGAAGGATATAATAATTTTGAAGTACATTTTGAGAACGAAGAGGAATTAGAGGAAACAGACGCAGAACGATTAGAAGTTTTTAAGAAAGAACTGAAGAAAAAGAACGAGTATAAACTCATGATAGAAGACAAGTATAAATTGATCGCATATTTTGATGACTCTTTTGAAGAGGTCAATCAAGATAGAATTTATTACATCTATCATATTGTACTGGAAAACACAGACAAATTTGATAATTACGCAATATACGCAAACGGGATTCTCACCGAATCCACCCGAGAAGTTAATACCGAAAGTCTACCGGGGTATGAGAAACGCGATTTAATCCCGAAACAAACAAAAAGAAAAGTAGAAAAGAGGGAAGATATCAATGATAAAATACAGCGATATCTTCATGAGAAAAATAGGAAAAAATGGTTTGATTCCGCGATTCAAGAAGCTGAAGATAAACTGATTCAAAAAATTCAAACAGAGAAAAATCGGACAATAAAACGAAAACAACAACAATTAAGAAATAAAACGTATAGACGTGATTTATATTGAAACCCCTTGGTTCCCGCGAATCAATAATTAGTAGATATATGTAATATTTTATCACGTGACATTTTTATTTAGCAAAAGGCTAATGTATTTAGTGAAATAACAAATTAAAATTTCTGGAGTTATATAAAGCAAATACATGAGTTATTATAGCCCAACAACAATAGTTGACGGTGGAACAATTACTTATTACAGCAACGGATATTTCAATGTTGGCGGCGCGATTCTAGTCGCATCACTTCAAGGTATAGGACCACTTCAAGGTAGAAATTATAACTTACCATATTTAACACGGAATATTATTATGGATCCGAACTATCTCACAAAAGAATATATTAATAAAACTATGCCATATAGTCTTACATTAAAAGATTCTGCAAATAATATAATGTCTTCTGACATTTCATATAATTTTTATTCAGGGTATTATAAATTAAACATGTTAATTAGTGATGGAACTTTTACGGATAACCCCATTTTTACTAAGAATGAACGTTTTGTTATTTCAAAGCCGTCGGTAATACAAGATTCAAACGGAGATTTTTTTATGGCAATATTTGATGAAAATACATACAATATTGTTATATTTAAATTCACTTTATCAGACGGAAAAACAGAAGTATATAATATTATATCTAATAACAGTAATCTTCCGAATGAATTTCAACAAAACCAGACCCCAGGAACTGTGACAAGTAACAGTGGTTACAGTTACATTTCTGATGCGCCGTATTATAATTTAAATTTAGCAATTGATTCAAGCAAAAACTTATATTTATCTGTTCCCGGGTTTATCTTTATTATATCAAACACGTCTTACAGTTATTTCACTTTTAAAGATTTAATAGAGAATTCAGGATCTTATTATTTGAACAGCATAGGTGGTGGTTCAATTGCATTTGATTCTAATGACAATTTATATATGACGAACAACAATAGCTATACGTATTCTTATGTAGATCAAGAGGATTCAACGAGTAATCCCATAAGAAAATTTACACTTGATTTATCAAAAAACGAAATTAGACAAGATACGATTTTTTCTCCAGCAATTTCTTATTCGCTAACGGAGAGTATACATATAAAAAAGGACAAGATTTATTTTATTTCCGGATTATCGTCCTCATCAAAAATTACCTCTATTAATCTTTACGGGAGAAGCATAGTTCCAGAATTTGCCACCACGTCAATAATTCCTACCAACTTGACCAAATTTTCTATTGATTCGACAGAAAATATTTCTTATTTTGATGGAAACACGATTAATTTTATAGTTAATGCGAGGGATTCAACAAATTTACGGATAACTAATTATACGGAAACATATCCAGTTTTAGATTCTTTATATAATGACGATTCAATAATTAATTTGACTTATTCCGGTTATTACCAGATTCGCATAATAGTCGTTCCCAGATTTAATGTGACATTTAATAATATAAAAACTTATATCCTTGGTAATGACCAAAATTTAAATATTTACGACAATTTATCAGATGATAAGATTACACCTGTGAATGAAATCACCATTAACGTTACTATTCAAACCATTTGTTTCAAAGAAGGAACTAAAATTCTTTGTTTGATAGACAAAAAAGAAAAATATATTCCGATAGAAGACATCAAAGAAAATACTTTTGTAAAAGTCTATAAACGTGGTGGGCGCCACGAATTCAAGAAAGCAACCTGCGTAATGAAATCCGCATTGCAGAATTCCGAGAAGAAAACTGTTCATAAATTATACAAATTGGCCAAAGATAAAAATCCGCGGTTGATAGAAGATTTATATGTTACTGGGGGACACGCCATTCTCTATGATCGTTTAACGGATACGCAATTGGAAAAAATGGAGGATTTAATAGAGGGATATAACAATTTTGAAGTACATTTTGAAAACGAAGGGGAATTAGAGGAAGCAGACGCAGAACGATTAGAAGCAATGAAGGAAAATTTAAAAGAAAGGAATAAATATAAACTCATGATAGAAGATAAGTATAAACTAATCGCTTATTTTGATGAAACTTTTCAGGAAGTAAATCAAAAACGTATTTATTACATCTACCACATTGTATTGGAAAACACAGACAAATTTGACAATTACGCAATATACGCAAACGGGATTCTCGCCGAATCCACCAGAGAAGTTAATGCCGAAAGCCTTTCTGGATATGAGAGACGCCATTTAACCGAGAATAAACCCACACTCAAGATAAAAGAAAAGAGAGAAGATATCAATGATAAAATACAGCGATATCTTCTTGAGAAAGAGAAAGACAAAGATAGAAAAAAGCAGATTGAATCCGTCATTGAACAAGTATTCCAAAAAGCAGAAGATACCCTCATTCAAAAAATTCAAAGAGAAAAAAATAGAACAATAAAACGAAAACAACAACAATTAAAGAATAAAACATATAGACACTAATTAAAAACCCACGTTTTCCAAGTCTTGCACGCGCCAATATTCACAACCACCTCCAAATATTGGTCTCCGAATAATAAATGGAATGCGTTTTTGTAGTAACTCCATTTCCGCAATTAAATATCCATCAATAATATTTTCAGGGACCTTCACAAATGTTTTTGCGCCCGAATTTATTTGTTTTGCTCGTTGTCCAATAATGCGCGATTTTTCGTATTTTGTTAGGTAAGGAATTGTTTTATGAAGGTCATCTATAATATTATTATTCTTGTCTCTAGTAACGAGAGAAAGAGTTGCAATTTCGTCATAGTTGTTCACAGAACATTCGGGGTGAAAATCCACCAAATAATTTTTATTTACTTCCGCGCTAAATTTTTGTAAATAAGAATCATCGTCGTCATCATCCTCATCACTATCATCATTTACATTATTAATTAAATCCGTTTTCACTGTTTGTTTTTTCTTCGCTCCACCATGAAGAGTTTTTTGTTCATCGGAATCATTATCGTCAGCGTTTTCATCTTCGTTTTCATCAGCGCTTTCATCAGCGCTTTCAACAACATCTTCAACAACATCTTCGCCAACATCTTCGTCACCAAGAACTTCTTCGCCCTCATCAGCCTCTTCACCCTCATCGCCCTCTTCACCCTCACTTTCTGCAACATCATCTTCAGTATCATAATCCACATCTTCTCCCTTTTCATTTAAATCCTCGTCGGGAACAGATTTTTCGTCCTCTTCGCTTATGATCAACTTTGGTTTTTTAATAAATTCTTCATCATCGCTTGGAACATCACTACCAACCGAAAAATCTTCGTCGTCATCACTCATGTTATGTATATTATACATTATTTTTTTAATATATAATATCAATTTTATTTTAAATTATTTTTGTCTCTAGTTTTCGCTTGTTTTCCAGACATTGTCGCACGTAGAGCATAGATAAACATACTTCATATTAGTATTATCATATCGTATATAAATAATTTCTCTTTCCGCGTCGCTTATGTTTGTTTGACAATTAGAATTAGGACACAAAATTTTATTAATCCTTGGTAATGTTGGGTCCAACTTGGTGTATTTATGGATAATGTGGGAAAAGTTTTTCTCGTTTTTTTTCATGGTTGTTTTGGAAACAGAGATATTGTCAACCGTCAACACGTTATCTTCTGTCCCGCAATTTCTACAATAGTATACTAGCTTATTTGTATTATCTCCGTCAATTCGGATGTAATACATGTTGCTACACGAACTGCAGAAGTGCATCTTTACTAAATATATATATACTCTTCTATTTATATATTTATTTCGGTTCAATTTTATATTTTAAGTCAATTGTTCAACAATTGCAAGATATTTTTTATGTAGTTTATTATAATCAATAGAAACTGACATATTATATAGCCCGGTTCCCAAAAGTTCCGGTTTGTCGTTTGCGTGTTTTTCCAAAAAACTCGCTATTTTGTCTTTATTTTTATTGAAGTTTTCTCTTACATATGGGTAAAAACTATGGAAATTATGAGGATATATGCCGGGACATTTTTCCAGAATCGCTAAAACCGCGATATCTATATTTTTGTACTCTATAATTTTATTATAATTCGTAAAATCTTGATGTTTCTCAGAGACTCCGGGTTCATTCAAAAGCGGATTTGAACATAATAGCGTACAAAGAGTTAATAATACAGTGGAAATCGTTTGACACGAGGTCCATTGTTCACCACGCCACGTATTTAATATAGAAATACATACTTTTCCGTTTGTGTATAAATTTGGATTAAATCTAATGCTCTCCGAGTTTGTACAATAAGTGATTTTTGGCGGACTATGAGGATAATCCGTTGGAAATGAAAACTCAAAGAAAAAATTTCCTCCGAAATAGGGAGTTTCCGATGGACCTATAATAAGTGCATATCCACGTAACATATCTTCCTCGTCATGAATATAATATATACCATTTTCTGTTAGTGGATTTTTCATAATATTTTTAACATCGGCCAATAATCTAGATATTGTGCTTTTTGATATAATTTCATTTTTTGATGGTTTATTTCCTTGATAGTTAGCCGAAGCGCCTCCCGCTGAACCCTGATAACTAGCTGAGGAACCCTGATAACTAGCTGAGGAACCCTGATAACTAGCTGAGGAACCCTGATAACTAGCTGAGGAACCCTGATAACTAGCTGAGGAACCCTGATAACTAGCTGAAGCACCCTGATAACTAGCTGAAGCACCCTGATAACTAGCTGAAGCACCTGCTGCGGTGTTCTGATAACTTCCAGTAATTCCAGAGTAATAAGAAGTAGAAGTCACTTGCGAATCACAAATTGTTGAGAGATATTTTAAATTATTATTTACTGTTTCCATGGTTACGTTTCCTTTGTCTTTTACTGGTAGAGACATCTTTTTGAATATATTATAATAATCTCCACTTTTTATATGTATTTTATATATGTATTTTATATATGTATTTTATGTTGTGCACACCATAAACATGATAAATTTTGTCAAGATAAAATAAACGCACACGACAATGCGTAATAACGCAACCGATGAGTTAATTATTATATAAAAAAATGAAATAGAAATATCTTCTTTTATAATAATAACATGGATGAATTGAACAATAATATGAAAAAGAACCCCTTCAAGGATTTAAATGAATTTCTCATTAAACATAAAACGGAATCGGGTGAAACGCCCACGCATACGCGAATACCCGATAAAAAATTAGGAATATATGGTGGTTCATGGAGGATTCACAAAGAAGAATTACCCACATTTCACCGTCTTTATGTGGAGCACGTGTTTGTTAAAAATAAGCCCGAGTATTTGACCGAAAAACAACAAGAAAGTGGTCAGGGACCCCTTTTGATAGATTTGGATTTCAAATATAAATATGATGTCTGCAAACGTCAGCATAAAAAAGAAAATGTTGACGAAATAATTGGTTGGTATTTGGAACAACTTAAGGAATTTTATATTTTTGAGGAAAGTAAACCGTTTCCTATTTATGTTATGGAAAAACCTGACGTAAATAGGTTACAAGACGAATCTCTGACAAAAGATGGCATTCATATTTACATAGGAATTCAGATTAATTATACATTGCAGCTCATGTTACGTGAGAAAATGTTGACTATTCTCCCGGAAGTTTTACAAGAACTTCCACTAATCAATAGCTGGGACGCTATCCTAGACGAATCTATTAGCCGAGGAACAACAAATTGGCAGCTTTTCGGTTCTAAAAAACCGGGTAATCAGCGGTACGAATTGACCTATCATTATGATGTCACGATTGACCCCGTGGATGGGCAATTTATTATGGAACCGAAGCGCGTGTCAGATTTTGACATTATTGCGGATTTTCGTAAATTGTCTGCACAATACGAGGATAATGTTCGGTTTGAAATGACCCCATCAATGAAAGCTGAATGTGAGAAGCGCTATAATACACAGAAAGCTCCCAGAAGCAAACCCAAGACGAAACTCATGATTTTGTCGCAAGATGATGACGATGATGACAATAAAATATATTATGAGCGCATTACGTCAAAAGAAATGTTGAAAAAAACCGTCACAAAATTTCTTGATAATCTAAAATCAAGGGAATACGAGATAAAGGAGATTTATGAATATACGCAAATTTTACCGGAAAAATATTATGAACCCGGTTCTCATCTTGCGAATCGGTTTGTCGCATTTGCCCTGAAACATTTATCTTTAAGAATGGACAATGATAACGTGTTTTTGATATGGGTCGCCCTAAGAGCAAAAGCCAGTGATTTTGACTACGGAACCATCGCTGATTTGTATAAATCATGGTGTAAACATTTCAAGGAGCGTGTTAATGGGTATACGGAGCGTTCTATTATTTATTGGGCGAAGCAGGATGCACCGGAGGAATACATGCTCGTTAAAAAGAACACTATTAATTATTATATTGAACTGACGATGGAGCTGGCGACCGACCATGATTTGGCGATGGTTCTTCATCAGATGTACAAGGACAAATATGTCTGTAGTAGCAGAAAGCACAAAACCTGGTATAAATTTTGTGATCATCACTGGAAGGAAGACCCGAATACAACATTGCGTATGGAGGTTGCGACAAAAATGAACGAAGTGTATCAAGAAAAAATAGAGAAACTGTCCCACGATTTACAGGAGCAAGATGCTTCTGGCGATTTGTATGAAAAAATAAACGCGAAAATAAGAAAGGTCACAGATATTTCTGGAAAAATCCGATTCGGTTCTTGCATAGATAATATTATGAAGGAGGCGATGGGATTATTCTGTGATGAGAATTTCAATATTATGCGGGATTCCAACAAGCATCTAATGTGCTTTTCAAACGGGGTTATTGATTTTAATAAAAATGAGTTTCGTGAGGGTTATCCACAGGATTACATCACCAAAACGACCGGTATTCCATATGTTGATTTTAATCCCGAAAGACATGGGCAAATTTCTGACGAGATTATGACATTTATGGAACAGTTGTTTCCCATAAAAGAGCTGAATCGTTATATGTGGGATCATTTGGCATCAGTTTTGGTCGGTGAAAATATCAACCAGACTTTTAATATTTATCGCGGTTCGGGAAGTAATGGAAAATCCATGTTGGCGGATCTAATGAGTCATGCGCTTGGACAATATAAAGGGTCGGTGCCGATTACGCTTGTCACCGGGAAGCGAAATGCGATTGGCGGGACATCTTCTGAGGTTATTCAATTAAAGGGTGTGAGATATGCTGTGATGCAGGAGCCGTCAAAGGGCGACCGTTTGAATGAGGGTCCAATGAAGGAATTGACTGGCGGTGACCCAATTACCGCGAGAGCATTATATTCAGAGGCGGAAACTTTTACACCACAGTTTTGCTTGGTGGTTTGCACGAATAATCTGCCCGAGATTGGTAGTAATGATGATGGAACTTGGCGGCGCATTCGGATTTGTGACTTCGTGTCAAAATTTGTTGATGCGGATGTTGTTCCTAATCAGGATTCGTGTGGCGATGATGAGGAAAAGAAGTACGTATTTCCCAAGGATAAAAAATTAAAAATTAAAATTCCTATGTGGGCTCCCGTGTTTATGAGTATGTTGGTGAAGCGTGTTTTTGAGACAAAGGGACATGTAGAGGATTGCGAAATGGTATTGTCGTCTTCTAATAAATATCGTAGAGGACAGGACCATATTTCCGCATTTGTTATTGAGATGGTAGGTAAGAAGGAGGGAAAGAAAATCGGTAAACAAGAGCTTACGGAACAGTTCAAGTTATGGTTTCAGACACAACAGGGATCCAGGATTCTTCCGAAGGGTTGTGGAGAAGAATTGTCGTTGTATATGGATAAGAAATTCGGTAAGAAGAGAAAGGATGGGTGGTATGGCGTGGAGATTCTTTATGCGGATGCGACAGATGAAATCCAAGAATTGGCGAGTTAAAATGTTATGTGAAATGTTATGTGAAATGTTATGTGAAATGTTATGTAAAATGTGTATAGAGATAATTATACATATTTTATCAAGTATGAAATCAGTGGCTTTATTGTGTTTTTTTTTATTTTTTCACCCAATGCAATCATCGCGATTAACATCCCATTCACTTCGTTCATCGCTTTTAACGCCCAAAAAATTATGCATTAATTGTAAACATTTTATACCAGACAGAAGAGAATGTGTAATTTTTGGAAAGACTGAATTAGTATCAGGGGAAATAGATTACGATTATGCAAGTTCCGCTAGAAACGATGATGAAAAATGCGGAACAGCCGGGAAATATTATATAGAGGAAGACAATAAACTAGTTAAATCATCCTTTTATTTTGTGAAAGAGTGGTGGGTGCTTTCACCGTTTTTATTTTATATTTTGTTTTCGTTAATCTGAAGAAGTAGCTTTTTGGTCGGCATATACATTTTTAGGTAAGGCGCTGGATATCTTATTTGTCAATGAGAGAAAATAGAGAACTATATAATTAATTACAAAGGGATATATTAGAATCAAGAACAAAATTCCCATTTTTTTGTAATATGACAATCCGCTAGGAGCCAAGAAAATGGCGATTAAAAAAACTACTACCAACATTACGTAAACTCTGATTAATATGTAATACCACGAAGTCAAATAATCATAATGTTGTGTTTCATAATAAGTTTTACGGTCATTCGTGAGAGAATCGGATTCTTTGTCATCCATGGATTTTTTTAAATCCGCGTTTTTCTTTACATACGTTTCGTATAACTCGTTGACATATTCAAAATTATTGTATAAACTTTTATGATCTCCTAGCAGAGTTTTTGCAAAACTTATATTGCGGTTAAATTCTGTTTTTTTTTGTTCCGACAAAGCATTCACTTCTTTTTCATATTCTGTTTTTGACATTTTATTATATTCTGCAACCCCATCTACATTTACATAATAATTTTTTTTCGCGGTATATAATTCACTAGGTGCCAATTTAACATTTTTTTGTGCATTCAAGTAAAGTTGTTTCAATTCGTCTGTTTTTTTCTGGGATTGACATGCAGGACCGCATAATATAGAAGAGGAAGCGTATGATAATAGATTGTTTACGTGATTATATGCATCGTCTTGTGGGGTACCGAATAATTGATTTCCTGACATAACTTGTGCGACTACTAGTATAATATATTATAAAATTTTTACAATATATTATTTTTTACAATATATGACAATATATGACAATGTATTTAACTTTCGCATTCATTGTTCAAGTATTTACCTTACTCGTTGCCGAACTTGTTGCCACAACATTATTGGACGTGTCGTGTGTAACTAAAGTATTTGTGACATAATCACTTCCCGTAAAGGTTCCGGGGATACACTGATTCATTGATATATCATATGTGGTTCCGGGGTAGCAACAATCCTGACCTATGCATATTATTCCAGCCTTAATCCAAGGGTCGGAACCGCCAGTAGGTTTACTAGTATCTACATAAGGCACTTTATTTGTGTCAAAATTCCAAGCATATTCTTGATAATCCATGTTGTCATGCTTTGATAAGTATAATAATTTTGTGGACAAATAAACTATACCCACTGAACCAATAATAATAACTAAAATATAATAAATACTACTAGGGAGAAACCCTGCATTTGCTAAAAAGGACAATAATATAATAGGAACACAAACAAATACAATAGTTTGCATGAGATTTGTTCTGTCTGCATACTGTTCGCCATAATAACTATTTACTTCAACCAACCGTTGCTTATTTGCCTTTTCGTTTTTAAGCATTTCTAGTCTATTTTTCGCTTCTTTTAATTCTTCTTCTACAATACCAATCGCTAAACTTTGCTCTGATAACGTATCCATAGAAGCAGATACATTTCCCTGATAAATTGAATGAATGTTATTTAAGGTTTCGTATAATTTAATTCGCATGCTAGATACTTGGTGTATTTGCTGTGCAATTTTTTCTTGGTCTTCTTTTGTCATAGTTCCGTCCGCAATACCACTTTCTAGTTTACTAAATAAGTCGCTTTCTATTGTCTGAAGTTCCTGAATGTCGTTTAGTGTTTCTTCATTGACAATTTTTTCATTTGATGACATTATTATAAAGTATACATATTTTATTTTCTACTAATTTCGGTGAAACGCGCTGATTGTTATTATTATTGCTGTCGCCGCTAAAATACTCCAAAACGCAAAAAGATAATTCTCGTGCTTAACATTCATTGCAGTGTCTGACAATAAACCGCTAACATTCGGCATATATGATTTTTCGTATTTTTTGTTTTCCGAATTGATCTGTGAATACTTGTCAAGATTTCGTTTAAGAGACATTTTATCAACGCCCATTTGTTTTAATAAGTCAGCATTGTATGATTCTAGTGTATGAATAGACTGGACTATTTGACTAGCAATATCTTTCATTTGATTAGAAATATTAATCAATTGTTGATTATCCTGTCTCGTAGCTTGTGCTAACCCGCACGTGCTGGCAGGCGTCATCATTTCCCCGCTATTTTTGTAATTAGACCACTGAGCCGAATCTATATTTGTAATATTCTTAGGACAACTACCGTCGTTTTTAATAGAAGTTGATGATTCTATCATAGATGCTTGATACTCTGTCAATTTTCCCGTGTCGTCTAAATATCCAGCTTTGCCTACAACATCTGGATTACCCATAGAGTCAAGTTTATAAATCGCATTTGCACCCGAGTACCCATAACCATTTCCATCACTTCCAATAAAATATGGCACTGCTTCTCCATACTGTTTTGCGGCATCTAAATTATTTCCAACGAAACATTGTGATTTCCCCATTCCGCCACCCTGAACAGCAAAATATTTTGCGCTTTGCGAAACCGCCTTTTCTTGACATGTCTCTACGGTATAATTACCCAAATCATCCACTGCGTCCATGGCACGATTTGGTTTATCGTTAAAACACCCTATATAATTTCCAGTTGTTTTTTGTATCTGATAGAGAGAATTCGCCCAAGGACCCCCATAAATATGCCCGTCTTTTGCAGTAAAAAAATTTGTGGATGTTCCCTGTCCGGTTGCGGTTGAATAATCTTTGCTTACCGCACATTGCGCGTTTCCATTCATCGCACCATCTTGCAAGGCAAAAAAAGGGTAGCCGCCGTCAGCAGCCGCCTTTTTACAAGAATCATACGAATATGTTTGACTCCCGCCATTTAATAATTCCATGGCTCTGTTTGGGCTATCATTGAATGTTCCTACATATTCAGCGTCAGGAACACGATATACTGCATTCACCATAGAACCACCGTACAAATAACCATCTTTACCCTGTGAACAACTGGATATTTTTTCGCCATATTTAGTGGCATCAGTTAAACTACCACTTATTGAGCATTGTCCTGAATTTGTAGAAGGATTTACATTTTCAAGAGCGAAAAATTGATTTTTCCAAATTAAAGCCTGTTCTTGACATGTTTTAAAAGTGTAATTGTCTGAAAAGGTGTACATTGCTTTCTCTCCACTGGGCGACACTGAATTATAAACACCTTGATAAGTTGATGTCGGATTTTCTAAAATCTGACTCACGTAAACGTTTTTGCCTATTGAGTCGGGATTATTAATATAATCCTTGGTGGTTTTCATAACGCCGCGGTTAAGATTTTTATATTGTTTTTCTAGGTCAGCGTATCGTGACTCTAAAACTTTTAGTTGAGCGAGCTGACTCTGAATGTCTTCGTCTTTTTGCAGAAGAATTGTTGTGTCTCTCATCTCATTCCCTTCAGGTTTTGATTTTTTTTTTTTATTTATCATCTGGAACCCTTGTCTAATTGAGGCTGTTTCTTTATTTTCCATGTTAAAAATGATAATAATATATATAACCAAATATATTATTATACTTTTATTTATTGAATATAACAACTTTCACAGTAGTCATTAAAACAAAAACAGTTATAAACAACCATAGCGTATTCATTGAACTTTTCTGTGCCACATAAATAGAATTGTCTTTGTATTCATTATCTGTATGATTATAGTCTCTGCTGAGTTCCGCTATTTTTTTACGTTCATTTTCTAAATCCTTATAAATAGTTAATAAAGCAGTTTGGGTTGTTTTTTGATTTTCTATATAATCGCCCTCTGGAGTGATAGTGACAGACATAATTTGTTTGTTCAAATCCATGAGTTTTTGATTTAAAGACGCTAAATTAGATGCGCGTTCCCCACTGGATACCGGCATAATAACAGTTGTCACCGGATAATTTGAACCGTAACTATTATAAGTAACCGGTCTATTGGTTGTTAAATAACAATAATTATCTACTTTATTAAATGATAGACCCGAACAATTAGGATTTCCGCTACAAATCGCACTGCATTCATGTAGAGTTGCTACATATTCAACATTAACGTTTCCTTCAAAGTTTATCATAGAATTTGGAATAGTCTTCGTGCCATCGTTAATTCCCTTTAAAGAATCTATATAATCCAAATAAGCTTGTTTATAAAGCGTCATGGTATTGTCAAATTCTTTTTCTAAATTTTCCATTTTCATTATATTTGACGTTTCGTCCATGGTATATTATGACAAGATAAGTTTTTATCTTTTTGACGTTCTCCCTAAATAAAACCCTAGTGCGAACCCGAAAAAAAATAAAGTTGTTTGTGAAGCGGGTGAAGCGGGTGAAGCGGGTGAAGCAATTGGGGGTTCACTGTCATCGTTTTTCATGATAATTTCTAGATTTTTGTGTTGATTAAAACGGTTCCATGCATTTGTTTTATAAAAAGAATGAATATTTCGTTTTATTGTCTCATTATTATTGAAAATACTAAACATTTGTTTACTTTGTTAAAAATAAAACTGTTTAATTACGAATTATGTTGTCTTTGCAAAATTATCCGGTAGCGTTTCTTACTTTATATTTTTTTGAAGGGTTGAACATTATAGCAAATTGCTTGGCGATCTTGAAAGCCGCGACGGGATTCTCCTTCTTGAATTTATAAAACAACATCTCCAGAAATATTTTTTGTACCGGTTTTGTTGTTCTATATCGCCGATAAATTGAATTACACATTTCATCCTCCGATGAAAGTAACGAGTAATATTCGGGCGTTCTAGAAGTTTTACAAACTAACCGACTTATTACACTCGCGGATAAAGAATTCAACCTGACTGTCAATTTATATTTTGATTCTATTAGTTGTGTTCGCACATCATACGGCAAATAATCACGTATGTGGTCAACTAATTCAGACGGAAGATTATTGAACAATTTTAAATCTATTCTCTTGTTCGCCAAAACCTGGCACTTTTTTAATTCCTCCTTATCTTCAAATTTCAGCTGTTTTAGTTCGGATTTCATTTTTTGAATTCGCTCTAATTCATTAATTTCCGAAGTGTACTTAATGCAGAGTACTTTTCTCCGCTCTTCGTCTCTTCTCATTACCATTATATCGGCGTTTAACTCCATTTCATCTTTTTGTAATTTATTAGCCATTTGAATTATTTGGCTAAAATTTCCATACATTGTTCTCTGTTTTTCATAAAACGCTTGTTTAACCTTGATATTTTTAAGAATATTCCTTCTGATAAGCTTCTCGTCCTGTTTCAAAGAAACAAGTTCGGTGATTCTATGAGCAATCTTTTCGTCCATTTTTGTGTTTCTCCCGCCTGAGAGAGAACAATGCATATTCAATTTTTTCATTTTATTCATTTTATTCATTTTATTCATTTTATTCATTTTATTCATTTTATTCATTTTATTCATTTTATTCATTTTATTCATTTTATTCATTTTATTCATTTTATTCATTTT